CTTAAGAGCAACCGTGTTCCTAACAGTGACCTTACTGCTACTGGTGACGCACGCTCTGGTACTCCTAACACTAACTCTGCGCTTCCAGTCCACAGCTCTCACGTTGTAGACGCAAGCAAAACCATCGGTATCTTCTGGACTCCCGAAGCCATCGGCAACGTGGTGCGCCAGGGTATTACCACCAAGATGGAATCTCAGCTTGACTACATGGGTGACCTCGTGGTATCCATGATGCTCATGGGTGGTGGCGTGCTGCGCCCCGAGTGTGCTATTGAGCTTACTCTGGATAACCTGGACAACTAAGGTATCTCCCCGGCCTTCCTCATGGGCCGGGGTTTTCCTTTGGGCATAAGCGTGGTATCGCAGCTACCTTAGGTGGTAGCGGTCGGGGGTTCGACTCCTCCTATGCCCGTTGAAATTAACTAAAGGAGACTAATGATGGAACGTATGACAAGACTAGATGCTATCAACAGCATGCTGCAGGATATACGCATGGCACCAGTAGCTTCGCTGGTGGATCTGGATGCGTATCACGAGGCAACATTAGCCTCCCATAAGCTTACCGAAAAAACACGGGAAGTCCTGAGTCGTGGCTGGATATTCAACACCACAGAAATATCCCTAGACCCAGACCCGAGCACCTCCAAGATTCAGGTACCATCGTATACCGCAGCACTCGACGTGTATGCTCATGAGTGTAACCCACGGGTAATCATGGGTGCCGATGGCTACCTCACTGATTTCCACAATAACACCCAAGAGTTCAGCCAGAGTGTGGCCGTGAGTATCGTTAGGTCTATAGCCTTTGAGAGCCTGCCGACACCACTGCAAAACCTGTGCCTCAAGGAGGCACGCATGGCTTTCTATGGTGCCCAGCGCTCTGGTGAGAATGCCCCAGACATCATGCGCCTTGAGCTCTTGGATGCCAAGGCTTTGGCTGCAGGCTGGGACGCACGGCAGCGCAGGTATAGCATGCTGGATAACCTTGAGAGCCGTGTGCATGTCAATAGGAACATACCAAGAAGGAGGTTCTAGGAGATGCTAACCAAAGTTAATTTACCCGGGATTCACGGTGGCATAAGCCAGCAGAGTCCACACCTGCGCCTGCAGAATCAGCACTCGGATGTGCATAACGCTGAGTGTTCAATCATAGATGGCCTTAAGTTTCCAAGGGCTGGCACGGTGTATCGAAGAGCCGTGTATACTGATGGCTCCTTGGGTGTCGTGAGAACAACCGATGGTAAGGACTGGCACATCGCACTGAACACCACGAGCAACCTAATTAGGATAGTAGACCTTGGTGACCCTTATGCTACATACCAAGATATATCCATAGCTGGCTTCAGTTACCTCAGCAGCATAACCGATGTGGATAAGCTTAAGATACTCAACCTGCTGGACACAGTGTTTCTGCTGAATACCGACAAAGCAGTAAGCGAGGCGTATAACCCATTCAACTCTGCAGCTCTTAGGCCTATAGCTGTCTTTAAAATAGACGAAGCATTCCCGACGTTTACAGTTGGTTATTTAATGTCTGCGC